ACACTGCACATTTATCTGGCACACAAACATTTAGTGGAGCTAAAACATTTAGTAGTCTTTCAAGTTTTACAATGGATGGTAATACCATTTCAGGTATTGACGATTCAGGTGAATTCACTAACAATGATTCTCATATTATGACTTCCGCTGCTGTAGAAGATAAAATTTTAGGTTATGGATATACTACTGCTGCAGGTTTAGGATTAGGAGATCTAGCGTTAGTAGATGCCATACCTGCAAATAAAGTTACATCTGGTACTTTTGCAGATGCTAGAATAGCTGCATCTAGTATTACACAACATACAGACTCTAAGTATTTAAGAAGTAATGCTACAGATACTGCAAGTGGAGTTATAACTTTTAGTAATACAACAAACTCTACATCTAAAACTACTGGAGCAGTAAAGATAAGTGGTGGTCTAGGTGTAGCTAAAACTCTTAATGCTGGAGAAGATGTTGTTGCTTATGCTTCATCAGATAAAAAATTAAAAGATAATTTAAAACCTATTGAAAATTCTTTAGATAAAGTTTCTAAGTTATCTGGATATGAGTTTGATTGGAATGATAAACAAGAAACATATCAAGGACATGATGTAGGTGTTGTAGCACAGGAAGTAGAAAAAGTATTACCAGAAATAGTAACTACTAGAGATAATGGATATAAAGCAGTTAAGTATGAAAAACTTGTTCCATTATTAATTGAATCTATTAAAGAATTAAAAGCAGAAATAGAGGAGTTAAAAAAATAATGGCTCTTACTGCGTCAGGACAAATTAGTATGAATGATATTAATGTTGAATTTGGTAGAAGTGGAACTACTGCTAACAGTTCATTAGAAGATTTATCTGACGGAACTGTAGCAACTATTAATACACAGAATGATAGTTCAGATAGACCAGATACTAATGCACCTCACGCTATGACTGAGTTTTATAGTTATGATCACGATGCAGCAGGTACATCTTGGAGTACTACAGACAATACTGGATTAAATCTTACTGATTTTCCAGGAGGTACTGCTACAAGTTCTAAAGATGCACAGATGACAGTAAGTAATGGTAGTGGTGGAACAAGTTGTTCTTTGTCTACTACTGGTGGACCATTTGGTACATTTACAATGGCTACATCTTCTAGTGGTGATGTAGGTTTTAATGGTACAGGTAATAGTGGTACAGGTTTTATAAGCGTATCATCATCTAATAGCAATAGTTTATTTACTGGACATAATTCTGGTACAAGATATATTAGAACAAGGTGGCACCATACACCAAGTAATAAAGATGGTACTGGAGCATATACATTAACACTTACTAATAATTCACAAACTGCTACTATTACTGGTAATATTACATTTTCTGGTGGTGGCGGTGGATTTGGTTTATGTATTTATGAAAACATACCAGTTAATTTAAAAGAAGGTACTGCAAACATACACGATTTAGATGTTGGAGATATGATTATGTCTTACAACTGGGAAACTGGAGAAGAAGAAGAAGTAGAAATATTGCAGATAGAAAAAAGATTACATGAAAACTTATATAAAATTATGTTATCAGACCCTAATGATGAAACAGAAGGAGAAGAATTAAAAGAATTAATACTTACACAAGACCACCCTATATATAAACAAGACGGTAATATGGTATCTGATGATCCAGATAAAGCTAAAGATAATTACAATTTAGATTCAGTTGCTATACAACCTAATGATTTATTAAAAATATTAGACGGTAAGTATTATGCACAAGTACATAGATTAGAAGGATTTCCAAAAAAACATTGGACATATACAATTTTAACAAAGAACAATAACTTTTACGCTAATGGCGTACTAGTACACTCAGAAATAGGGGACTAAAATGGAAGTAGGTAAAGACACTAAATTTACACTATCTTTAGAAACTGGGATTAGTATCTTAGTTACTGTAGGTATGATCATAGGTATGTGGTATTCCCTGCAAGCAGAAATAGAACTTGCTAAAGAATTACCAGAACCAGAAGTATCACGTATGGAGTACGATCTTAAAGATCAAATGATTCGTGATTCAATTATGAATACAGAAGAAAAAGTAGAAAAACTTGAAGAGAAAGTAGATTCGGTTAAAGACGATACACAGATGATTAACGAAACTCTTCTTAACATGAATAAAAACTAATGGGGTTTAAAAATGAATTATTATTATGGTATGGCATGGTTGCTTGGATTATTCTTATGGCAATCGCCCTTATATTCACAGTCAGTTAATCTAGATAGTTTTGAAAAAATTCAACTAGTAAAACTAGAAAATTGCGCAGTAGTACAAGTAAATGCTTCTTGGAACTATAGAAATAGAGCTAAGATAGAAAAGCTTGCTAAGCTTTGTTATGTAGGAGAAGTTGATCTTAATAATAAAACTATTGGTGCAGTTATACAAAAAGAGTGGAATATAAAAGTTGTTCCTACTATTATTATTTTTAAAGATGGTTCTGAGGTAATGAGATATGAACCAGGCATTAGTATGAAGTTTGATGAGCAAGAAGTTTTTGATAAAATTCGTAAAGAGATTAAGTAGTTGAATTGTATTTAATTAATATGTTAAGTTTGAATGCAATAAAAACAGCTAATAAGGAGAAATAATGGCTAAAAAAGATAAACAACTAAGTTTAAAAGAAGAAGCACAAAATAAAATGGAGTCATTAGTTGAACAACATAATGAACTTGGTGGACAAATTCAAGAAGCTAATTCAAGACTAGCAGAAGTAAAACAAATGATCATTGAGCATCAGGGATATATAAAAGGCCTAGACGCTTGTGATGAAAACTGTGAAAAGGAGTAACAAATGGGACCAATATTAGGTAAAGTTCTTACAAGTTTAGGAACAGAAAAACTTATTAAAGCGATCATAATGCATTTAGGAGATTGGTTAGTATCTAAATCTTCTAATAAATTAGACGACAAGCTATGGGCTGAAGTTAAAAAAGCATTAGATAAAAAATAGGAGGTTTCTTTGAAACTAAAAAAACGTGGTATTGTAATACCAGACCAGCATTATCCATTAGAAGATAGAGCTGCAGTAGAATGTGTTAAGAAGGCAATACTTAAAATAAAACCTAAAGTTTTTGTTAATTTAGGTGATGTTGGTGAATGGGAGTCTGTATCAGCGTGGAAATATAAAGACAAAAAACTACCACCTTTAGAGTTTCAACTTCCTATAGTTAAAGAGGAAATTAGGTTAGTAAATAAAGGTTTAGATGAGTGGGATGAAATTCTTAAAAAAGTGGGATGTAAAGAAAAGTATCTCCTCCAAGGTAATCATGATATCTGGTTGGATAATTTTTCTAATAAGTATCCCTATCTTAGTGATCTTAACTTTTTTGAGGCGTGTAAAATAAAAGAAAGAGGTTATAAGTACACTGAGTATAACCTTCCAATACAAATTGGTAAATTAGCTTTTTTTCATGGTGCCTTTGCAACAACGTATCATGCTAAAAAACATTTAGAAACATACGGAGAGAATGTTATGTATGGTCATACACATGACCTACAAAGACATACTCTTACAAAGCTAGGTGGTAACATTGCAGCTTGGTCATTAGGTTGTTTAAAACAAATGGACCATAAAAATAATAAATGGTTAAAAGGTAGATTACATAATTGGGCACACGCTTTTGCTGTGGTTGATTGGTTTACTAATGGAGAGTTTAAAGTAGAGATTGTTGAAATTGTAAACGGCAAGACTACTTTGTGGGGAGATATAATAGATGGTAACAACTAGTACAATTGGCGGACCTATGCAAGGCACTTCTATTAATGATAGTAGAAGAAAGTACAATCTCAAAGATAAAAAGAATAAAAAGAAACTAAAAACTATGATGGATCTAACAAGAAATGCCAAAAAAAATACTTAACATAAATAATTTTAGTGCAGGATTAAATCAAAAGACTTCACCAAGAGATTTAAAACCTAACGAATATCAGGAAGCAATGAATATGAACAATGAAACTCCTGGTAAGTTAGTTACCTTTGGTGAATCTGTTGATGGTCCTTTTACTTCAAACAATGGTAGAATACCAGATACTGTAAATGCAGTAGATCAATTACAACATGGATTTGGTTTGCATCATACTACATTAGATCGTGATGTAGATACTGTTGCTGCAGGTGAAAACGAATATCTTTTTTTAGATGATACACAAGACGCTAGACTTCATATTGTTGAAGTAACTGGAACTCCTACTGTTAAAACTAAAAATATTGTTTATGGTGCTAGTGCTAATTCAAGAAGTCATATATTTACTGTAGATGGTTCTACAAAAATTTTACCAAAAGAAGTAGCTGCTAATAGCAATAATAAACCTCATGTTTTTGAGTTTTTTAAATTTACTAGAAGATTAGGACATGCAAATACTACTGGAAGTCATGTTCATTCAATAACAGCTAATTCTGGTGCTGGAGAATATTCTTCAGAAGATATGTTAATAGCAAAACCTAATAGTAGAGATGCTAAATTTTTACCTATAGGAGTAGATCAAAGTTCACCTACTTTATCAGATGCAAGGTCTGAAGATACTATAAGGGATGAAATAGATCCTACTAGTGGTGATGCTACGGCTGGTATAGGAGCTATGCTTATTTGTCCTAGATTTAATGAACATGTTAATACTTCAGATTCAGACGGTAGTATTCTTATGGCAGATGAACATAGATATGCATTTTATGCTAGTAAAATATATAAGTCATCATCGGGTTTTAAAAAACAAGAATCAATACCTGTTTTTTTAGGTATGGCTATTCAAGGTGCTTCATTTGCTACTGGCGTAACACAAAAAATGTATTTGAATTTTGTTGGTAGAATGGGTTCAAAACAACCTAGCGTACATGAAAAAAGATTTTCTGGGTTAAAATTTTATTGGGCAAGAGTAACAAATCCAACTACTACAAGCTCAGATTCAGATGGAGATGTATCTTCTAAATATTTATTAGCAGAAATAGATTTTGAAAAAGGTATTAGATTTGCTGGAGATAGTACATATGAAGCATTTGGAGTAGAGAATTTTAATGGCGGAGCAAATAATGCTGATGAAACTTGTTATGTATATCCTGCTGGTAGTTATAATACCAGTACAACTAAATTTACAGCTAGAGTTCTTAAAGAGTTAAAAGTAGTAGAACCTTATATAGGACCACAATCAGAAACAGCTATTGGACATGATCAAACGACATATGATACTAGTGTTGTTATTAATAGAAGAGTATATGCTGGTAATGTTAAATACAAAGATGAAGATGGTAATATACAAGTAAAACCAGATAGAATATTAAAATCTAGACCTAATGAATTTGATTATTTTCCAGTAGAAAGTTTTATTGATGTAGCTGTAGAAGATGGAGATGAGATTATAAAATTAGCAAATGTTGGTAGTAAACTTTTACAGTTTAAAAAAAATAAATTATTTATAATAAATTGTAGTAGAGATTTAGAATTTTTAGAAAGCGAATTAGAGTTTAAAGGATGTGAAAAACCTTATCATGTAGTTCAAGGAACTGGTTTTGTTGCTTGGTTTAATAGACATGGTATGTACTTGTACGATGGTAGACGTATATTAGATTTGGATTTAACTGTAACAGGAGAATCTAGATTTTCTTCTATGTTTAGCAAAACAGGCGGACTTGTAGCTAATGCTGGATTTCCTGAAAGTATGATAGGTTTTTTACCTGATACAAAAGAATTAATTATTGCAAACAAAGGTAATGCTATTTTGAAATATGATATTAAATCTGAAAGTTATAGTGAAGCAGATACTTTTGAAAATAACACTGGTTCAGGGAATGCTATTAATAGATCTGCTATTGCAGATTTTACAAATTTTGTAAATTTAAACGATGGAACTCTTGTTTATTGTGTAGAACAAAATGGAAGTAGTCCAAATGATAAAGTAAAGATGCGTAAATGGAATAACGATCCTTCTGCTTTTAGTGCAAATAACCAGGTAGTTTTTAAATCAAAAGAATATGATATGACTACACCTTCTGTTAAAAAAAGTATTACTACTGTTTATATAAATTATAGAAGAGGTGAAAATATATTAGTAAAAGGTTTTGCAACTAGAATGGATGGTGCTCAAGTAGAAGATACCTTAGTTGCTAGTACTAGTAAAGAGTTATCTAATACTAGTGCAGATTTACAAACAGAAAGAATATCTGTTACTAATTCTGTGTTTAAAAATTGTACTTCATTTGGTATAAAGTTATTTGCAGATAACAGCGGAACTGTGCATAAAGATTTTACTGTTAATGATATACAGATTGTATTTAGAGATAAGGTAGCTAAGTGAGGAGAAAAGGTTTTGGATCTGTAGAAGTAAGAAAACCTACAAAGAAAAAAACTAGACAAGGTCGTGGTAAACGAACTAAGTATGGTAATAAACTTAGCAAAAAGTATTATAAAAAACGTAAAAGAGGACAAGGATAATGGCTAAAAAGAAAGATCCTAAACTAACGAGAGCTGGTGTATCTGGTTATAATAAACCTAAAAGAACACCTAGTCATCCTAAGAAATCGCACGTAGTGGTAGCTAAGGTTGGAGATAAAACAAAATTGATAAGATTTGGACAGCAAGGCGTAAGGGGAGCTGGTAAAAATCCAAAAAGTAAAAAAGATAAAGCAAGGCGTAAATCATATTATGCTAGACATAATGCACAAGATTCTAAACCAAGTAAATTAAGTGCTAGATATTGGTCGCATAAAGTAAAATGGTAAAGGGGTTGTTATGAAAAACAAAA